TTAGCCATATTTTAAATTCCTTAAACTTTTGTATGATATTAAATTTGTTTAGCAGTGTCAATTTATTATGATACTGGATTATAACCTGCGGCAGGAGCAGTTCCTGTATTAACTTCAGTATAAGTTTGCACAGAACCTGTATTTACTTGTGTAAATGTTTGAACAGGTCCAGTTGGAACTTGTGTCCATATAACAACATTTGGTGTTCCTAATGTTGCTGCAAAACTAATTCCAGTTATATTAACTATAGCATTTCCAGTGACTGTTGCGTCACCTTCTTGCATAGAAAGAAGTATACCAGTGACATTTACATTAGCATCACCAGTAGCTGTACCTGTACCCTCTTGCATAGCAAGAGTGATACCAGTTACAAACGCTTGACTATCGTTATTAACTAGCGATGAAAATGCACTTTGTGCAAAAGCGTTTATACCAAAAGCCATTGTTTAGGCTCCTGTCTACGCTACGTAATTTTTACCAGCAGTAACAGCACTATTAGCAGCAGTCATGTCTTCACTTCCCCAATCAGATTTTGCAATCATTAGTTCTAAGTGTTCAACATTTCTATTTACACAATCATTTTTTTCTGATTGTTCTTCGCCAGCCATTCTTGATCCATCAATAATTCCATTGATTAAATCTACAGAGTGACCCATTGCTGTATAGTCTTGAGCTAGTTCTTCAGCTGTTCTTGTATCAGACATATGTTTCTCCTATTGTGTTGCACATGCAACGGTTTTACTTTTATCAAGTTTTTTGTATTGATCAACGATTATTTTGCAATCTACCATATTATTTCTTGGATCGCTATCAATAAATTTAGACTCATCCCACTTTTTACCCATATGAAAATGCAGGTTTTTATTGTGAGAATAACCAAATTGAGTCCAACGAGTTGATCCCCAAATAACTACACCATGTTTTTCAGCCGATGCTGAGAAGTGTTGTAGACAACTATCTATACTAACAAAACCTTCCGCACCTTTTAACATTTCATGGATCTGTGCAAAATGTAAATCACATCTAATTGTTCCTCGATAATGTGGTTCATTTGGTAAGACACAGTTTATAATAGTTGTATCTTTATATTCTTCTAACAACATATTAACTACTTGTTGAGCCAAGAACGGTTGATAGTTTCTATTTGGATTTATGTTTTGATATTGAACATTGTCTCCATAATTCCATTTAGGTTGGCCACCACTAAATTGAATCATAATATATTTACCTATCTCATTATCTTTTAACCATTTATCAACAGACTCTTTATGATGATCTGTATATAATTTAGGTCTCATAGATGAGTTGTATTTAACACCATGATGTTCACAATAGCTTTCAATAATATGTTGTTTACCAAACTGAAAGTTAGATTTGTAAGGTTCACAATAATATATATTATCTGATGCCATGATCCTTGGATCTTGTAAAGGTATTGTAGACTCGTAAGCCATCTTTACATTTGGGTTATTTGCAAAGCAATCTATATACGGAGTATATATTTGCACCTCTGATTTTTTTCTCAACTCTGGTAACAGTGCTGAGAAGGCAACGCATTTTCCAATGCCACCTTCAACGATATATGTATTCATAATTATTTCTTTTTATTAATTACTTTCTAACGCTTCTATTCTAGATTTCAAGTCCTTATTTTCTTCTGATAGTTCTTTAATTGCATTGACTAATAAAGGAATTAATCTTTCATATTTTAAACCATAGGCTGTATCATCTCCATTAAGAATAGAAAATAACATGTCATTTTTATTATTACCAAAACCTATTTCTTGTTCTAAAGCTAATACATCTTGTGCCATAAAACCAATATTAATTCTGTTTCTTTTTTTACTTCCATCTGGTACGGTATTTAATACATCTTCTGATGTTGCATCTCCTGAAACATACCATGTTCTTTTGTCCCATTTGTAAGTTTTAGGTTTTAATTTTTTTACAAAATCTAAACCATGATTAAAATCTTCAACATCTGTTTTATCTCTTTGATCAGATGATGAGATTGATGTATCAGCACACCATAAATCAGTAACATTATTATCACCAAGAACAATTTGATTGTCTTGTGTTTGTAATTTTCCAGAAGGTGAATTAACTCTCCCTGCGCAATAACCTAATAAAGTATTATTATCTCCTGTAGTAAGATCAAGACCCGCAGTTGGACCAACACCTGTATTTTGACAACCGGTTGTTACATTTTTTAAAGATTCAATACCTAATGCTGCATTAGTATTACCTGTTGTATTACATATTAAAGAATTGTGTCCAAACGCTGCGTTTTTAGCTCCTGTTGTAGTTATTCTCATTGCATCTTGACCCATTGCTGTATTGCAACAAGCTGTAGTATTACAAGCTAATGCATCATGTCCTACTGCCGTATTCATATCTCCAGTAGTATTTTTAAGTAATGCGGCATTACCTAATCCTGTATTATTGTAACCATCTGTATTACAAGTTAATGCAAAATTTCCTAAAGCAACATTCCCTGAACCTGTAGTGTTATCGCCTAAAGCTTCTGTACCTACTGCTGTATTATTTGGACCTGTAGTATTACTTGTTAATGCATGAGCACCTATCGCTACTGTGCAATCAGCTGTAGTGTTAGCATCTAATGTTCTAAAACCTATTCCAACATTCGAATGCCCTTCTGTATTAGCACCTAAAGCAGCACAACCTATGGCTACATTATTTCCAGCTGTAGTATTATTGAATAGAGCAGAAATACCTATAGCTATATTGTTATCTCCTGTTGTACTATTAAGCATAGCTTGCGTTCCAATTACTGTATTTTGACAACCAGTCGTGTTACCAGTCATAGCATTATAACCAACAGCTATATTATTATTAGCAGTGGTATTATTAGGAAGTGCGGAAAGACCCATAGCAACATTTCTAATTCCTGTTGTATTATCTAATAAAGCAGAACCACCTACAGCTATATTAGAATCACCTGTTGTGTTAGTACCTAAAGAATTAGTACCAACAGCTGTATTATTAGAACCTGTTGTATTAGCGTCTAATGCACCACATCCTACCGCTGTATTACTTCCAGCTGTTGTGTTGCTATATAAAGCATTCATTCCTACTGCTGTGTTGCCAGCACCTGTTGTGTTTAAACGCAACGTTTGCATACCTAATGCTGTATTGTTTGAAGCTGTAGTGTTTAAAAGTAAACTATCGTGACCTAATGCTGCGTTACCTGTTCCTGTGGTATTATTTTGTAAAGCTTGTAAACCTACTGCTGCGTTGTCAGCACCTGTTGTGTTACAAGCTAAAGCTAAAGTACCTACAGCTGTATTATTATCTGCTGTGGTGTTACTTCTCAAAGCACCATTACCAACTGCAACATTGCAATCACCTGTAGTGTTTATTTCTAAAGCTGCTCCATAACCACTTGGTTGACATGTACCTATTGCTACGTTTGAAAAACCTTCTGTGTTATTTAAAAGTGAAAAAGCACCAACTGCTACATTTCCCGAAGCCGTTGTGTTATTTCTTGCAGCACGATACCCAACTGATGTATTATAATTTCCTGTTGAAGTTACACATCCAGCTTGATAACCTAAACCAACATTTCCTGTTCCACTTGTGTTACACATTAAAGCACGATAACCCATACCTGTGTTTGCATCTCCTGTTGTTTTAAAAACAGCTTCAGAACCAACAGCTGTAGTATAGTTTGCTGTTGAATCTCTTGCAGAATCAAAACCTATTGCAGTGTTATCTTGTGTAGTTGTAATATTACAAAGAGCACTATCTCCAACACCAGTGTTTCTTACTCCTGTTGTGTGAGCTTTTAATGCTTCTTTTCCAATTGCTGTAATACAAGAACCTGTTGTGTTATTACCCGCAGAACAAAAACCCATGGCTACGTTATCAGAACCAGATGTATTATTTGTTGCTGAATTACGACCAACTGCTGTATTCTTATCACCTGTTGAATTATCTTTTAATGCTTGATAACCTACTGCTGTAGCACAATTTGCTGTAGAAGAGTATAAAGCACATGTTCCAACAGCTGTGTTTTGTGTACCTGTTACAACAGTATTTAATGTTGCATGACCAACAGCTACGTTGTCATTAGCTGTAGTTAAATTTGCTAAAGCTGTTGAACCAATAGCTACATTATAATCTCCTGTTGTAAGATCAAATCCTGCAGATCTTCCAAAAATATCATTAAACGTTCCTGTAGTAATTGCACTTCCAGCATTTCTACCCACTGCTGTGTTTTTAGAACCTGTTGTGTTTGCGTCTAAGGCAGTAAAACCAACAGCTGTATTTTCACTACCTGTTGTATTAGCAACCAAAGCTAAATCTCCAATTGCTACATTACCTGATGCTGTTGTATTAGCACCAAGTGCACCTCTACCCACTGCTATATTGCAATCTCCTGTTGTGTTTGCGTCTAATGATAAATAACCTACAGCAACATTATTAGCACCTGATGTATTTAAGTATAATGCTCTTCTACCAACAGCAGTGTTATTATCTCCAGTAACATTTTCTAAAGCTGAAACACCTAAACCTGTGTTATAATCTCCTGTATTTCCATTAAGAGCATTAGTACCTACAGCTGTGTTTTCCGTTTGAGTTGTAGTAGATCTCATTGCACCACCACCAATAGCAGTATTACACGAACCTGTGGTATTACCATCAAGTGAACGACATCCTACTGCAACATTAGTTGAACCTGTTGTGTTAGCTTGTAAAGAACCTTTACCAACAGCAACATTATTTCCACCTGTTGTGTTAGTTAATAAAGCTCTATAACCAAAAGCTGAATTAGAATCAGCTGTTGAATTGTTTGATAAACTTTCAGTACCTACTGCTGTATTTTCAGAACCTGTTGTGTTATCATACAAAGCACACAAACCAACACCAACATTTACACTAGCTGTTGTATTAGATCTTAATGATTCAGTTCCTATTGCTACATTGCAAGCACCTGTTGTGTTTAAATATAATGATGCTCTACCTACTGCAACATTAGCATTTGCTGTTGTATTGCAACGTCCAGCACAAGAGCCTAAAGCTGTGTTTGCACCACCTGTTGTATTACAAGCTAAAGCTAAATAACCTGTTGCTGCATTATTTCCACCTGTTGTAGCTTTTTCTAAAGCACTTTTACCTACTCCTGTATTAGCCCCAGCTGTTGTAAGTTTGTTTAATGCAGTTCTTCCAACTGCTGTGTTTTCTGTTCCTGTAGTAGCTGTCTCTAATGCTGAATGACCAAGTGCTGTGTTACAACCAGCTGTAGTATTATTAGCAAGTGCAGAAGTTCCCACTGCTACGTTTTGTGTACCTGTAGTATTATCTGTCAAAGTACTATTTCCTATCGCTACATTATAATTTGCTGTTGTGTTAGCATCTAACGCAGTTACACCTACAGCAACATTACCAAGACCTGTTGTGTTAGTAAATAAAGCATCTCTACCTACTGCAGTATTTTCTGCACCTGTTGAATTATTTGACATAGAACAAGCACCTACAGCAGTATTACTATTTGCTGTTTCATTTAAAGCTAGAGTATTCATACCTAAAGCAGTATTAAAACAACCTGTTGTACTAGCTTTTAATGCGTTTTGTCCTAAAGCAACATTTTTACATCCTGTAGTATTATTACATAAAGAAAAACTACCTGCTGAAAAATTTTGAAAACCTGTTGTAGTTTTTAAACCGGAGCAAAGACCTATTGCAATGTTATTTCCTCCTGTCGTATGAGCACATAAAGAATTTCTTCCTATTGCAACACTACTTGCACCTGTTGTGTTTGACCTTAAAGAATTTCTTCCCATTGCAACATTGTCATCTGCTGTGTTAAGACATAAAGAATCAACACCTACTGCTGTATTATTTCCTGCTGTTGAAGAAGTTTTTAAAGCACTAACTCCAACAGCTACATTATTATTTCCTGTAGTATTTGCATCTAGAGCTTGATCCCCAATAGCTACGTTTTGGTCGCCTGTTGTGTTTGCATTTAAAGAACAAGTTCCCATCGCTGTATTTTGAGAACCTGTTGTGTTATTGTAAAGAGAAGCAAAACCAACAGCTGTATTATTAGAAGCTGTTTCATTTCTAAACATAGACGTACTTCCTAAAGCTGTATTACATCCACCTGTTGAGTTAGTGTATAAGGCATTTCTTCCCATAGATACATTGTCAGAACCTGTTGTAGTTGAAAACTGAGCTTGAACACCAACAGCGGTATTTTTTGCACCTGTTGTGTTTGTGAACATAGCGCATCTACCCATAACTGTATTACAATCTGCTGTGGTGTTGGCAACCAAAGTATTAAACCCTATTGCTACATGATTAGCTCCTGTTGTGTTATCTCGCAAAGCATTAGTACCTATAGCTGTATTTTGTGATGCTGTTGTGTTAGCTCTTAAAGAATTTTTACCTATTGCAGTGTTATCACTTGCTGTTGTATTACCACTTAAAGATTGTGAACCAAGAGATGTGTTGTTACTCCCTGTTGTATTTGCATCTAAAGAAGTCCAACCAATAGCAGTGTTTTCTTGACCCGTTGTGTTAACACCTAAAGATTTAAAACCTATTCCTGTGTTATATGAAGCAGTTGTATTTTCTTGTAAAGCACAAGCTCCTACTGCTGTATTACATGCGCCTGTCGTGTTAGCACATAATGATATTCCACCAAATGCTGTGTTGTTTGATGCAGTATTGGTTCCTAGTAATGCACCAGCACCAACTCCTGTATTTAAATCTCCTGTAGTAATTGCTGTTCCAGCATTATTACCTATAATTGTATTACTGTTTCCATCCGAAGCAACACTATTTAAAGCATTATCACCCATAGCAACGTTGTTACTTCCTGTAGGATAGTTACCATCTAATTTTATAGAGCCACCATCTGTAGAAAAATTACCATCGTTGGTTATTCCGTCTGTTGTAGTATTACCATCAACATCTAAGTCTGCAGTAACATTTACATTATTACCAAATGTAGCTGCGCCAGCATCTGACATATCTAAAGTTAATGCTGTAATAACAGATCCGCCATCATTACCTTTAAATTTAATATCTGCGTCTGATACTTCAGATTTAAATTCCATGTTATTAGAAGCTTGTTTTATATGACCAAATTTTGTACCATCATCTTTAAAATTAATATCAGCACCACCAGCATCTAAATTAATATCTCCAGCAACATCAATTGTTAAATCGCCAGTATCGCTTATTGTGCTTCCAGATAATGTCATGTCACCAACAGTTAAATCTGCTGGAAGTGATACATTACTACTTGCATCTTCTATAACTGCTTTTGTTGCAGGTAGAGTACAGAATACATCTTTTGTACCTGCTGAAAAGTCTACAGCGTTGTTTGAGTTTGATGATGTGATTATAGTTGTTCTTGCTAATGCACCTGCTGATACAGTTCCAAGACCAACTTCAAATTCTGCGTTTGCTTGATTAACGATTGCGTAATAAGTTGTATTACTGTTTCCTATTGCACTAGAAAAAGTTTCAAAGCCTTGAACGGCTCCTGCTAAAGTTAATGTACCTGTACCTGTAGTGGTAGAGGTTTCTCTTACTCTGTCATGTACAATTAATGCCATTTAATACTCCTATCCAGAGATTCTTAATATAGCTGCTGAAGTTGTAAACGCTGGAAATACAACTGTAAAAGTTCCTGATGTGCTAGTTTTATCTGCTCCAAAATCTAAAACTGCAACAGCTGCATTAGTTGTAGCTGAAGATGTGTTATAGATTAATGCTCCTCTTGCTGTGATTGTCGCTGACGTAAAAGACAAATCTGCAAAGTCAACAATAGCTACACCCTTACCAGTTCCTGTACCGATAGAAGTTCCGTTGTTAACTAAAGCTCCACCACCTGCTGAATAAGTTCCAGTGTTACTAACTTCATTACTTGAAGCGTAAGCTGTAGTAGTTGAGTTTAAAGATGCTGAAGAAGTATAAAGAGCTAATTTAAATTTATCACCACCTGATTGTTTAAAGTTGTGATCTGCTTCTAGTAGTTGTTTTTTAAAAGCGTTTGCAATTGCTTGTGTTATAGCCATAATATATCTCTTATTTTCCTCCGACCCGAGGAACACCTGATTGGTATTCATCACGTCTTCTTCTTCCCATTTGTTCTATTGCAAAACCTTCAGTCGCTTGTTTATAACGTCCTTCATATAATTGCAGAAGATCTGCAGGTCCTTTTAAAAAGCTAAAAGCTTCGACTAAACATGCATACAAAAGTCCGTTGGGAAAATACTTACTTAGGTATGTAGTTGTATTTGTACTCGATAAGCCTGGATCTTTCAAGATATAATTGACTTGAACCTGGTATGTTGAGTTAGGAGTTGGCGCTAAAACCATTTTATCATCGTCCCACATACCATAATATTTAGGTTCTCCAGTAACCCCTGTTGAATTAAATTCTGACATAAAACTTGTATCTCTAAATTCTAAAAAATTTCTCGTGGATCCCGAACCACCATTTACTATTTGAACAGATCTAACTATTAAAGCATCTGCTGGAGTAGATATAAATCTATCATTGGTAACTAAATTAGCTGTAGCATATCGTCTATTATTATCAGAATCTACATCTCTATAAATTCTAAATTCTGCATTTTCGATAAAACCATTAACAATAGTAGAAGTTAAAACATTACTATCTACTTCTGTATAATCACTAATTTTTTGTACTAATTCTGCATATGTCATTATTCAGAGTTTCCTTTATATTTTCTACGTATTTTTTCTGCTTTATCAGATCTTAATTCTTCATACATTTCAAGATGAGGATCTTGTTTTTCAGGTGTAAATATACTTTTAATCCAATTAATAAATTTTCTAATCATGGTGATATCGTTATAGGGCCTATTGAGCACCCATAGCCTCCTCCTTTTACATTTCCTGTTGTAGCAGTATCTGTATTAACTGTAAAGAAGAAGAAATTTGACAAAGAAAAATCTGTCGTAACTCTTATTCCATTTTGAAATAAACCAGTTGTTATTGCATATCCTGATCCCTGACCTATGTTTGCACCTGTAATTCCATCAAAACTAGGAATAGTTGCATAAGCAAAAACAGGATTAGTAGATGTTCCTCTAAATAAATAAGTAGTACCATTTGTTAAACCGTGTCCAGGTACATTTACATTTAAAACACCTGATCCTGCTTGATAAGTTTTAAAACCGTTTTCAGGAATCATAACAGTTGTAATTGGTTCTGTTCTAGCAACTCTAGCGTTTCTTAATGCAATAGCATCAGAGCCATGTGGTTTAGGTTCTAATTGTGGTTGCTTAGGTTCAAATTCAGAAAAATGAACTAAAGCTCCATTCCATTCTCTAACCATTTCTTTATGAGGAAATTCCATTCCTGATCTATCAGAAATTGCTCTTGCGTGTTTTCCTGATGCGTAATTTGCCATTAGGTTCCTGGGTAATAAATTTTAGGTGTTATGTAAGTACTTGAAGCTGAACCATCTTCTTGTAAAGCTCTTTGAAATTCATCTTCATAAACTAATTTCATATTTTGCATTAACTGTGGTGCATACTTCATTGATAAATAATAAGCTAATCCTGAAACCATGCAAGGTATAAATCTAAAAGGCATATCAGTTGCATTTGTATACTCACCTATATCTTGAATTCTTTTTATATAATAAAAATGCATATCTTTTGATGCATTAGTAGAATCAGGAGTAGGATAAATATTAATACTAACATGATCAATAAATCTTTGTACCCAATATTGATTAGGTGATCCTTGAGAAAGTTTATTAGAAAAGGCAGCATAAGTTGATCTATCGACTTTTGTCATCGGACTATCAGACTGATCTGTTGCAGTTCTATCTGATCTTAATTGCGCTTCAAGAACATCAGATATTCCATAAATACCATTTGGATTTGAAGTAGCACTTGTACCATCTCCAGATGATCTAAAAAATTTATATTCAGATTGACCTTGTATTAAATCAAGATCTAATTCTCCTATTTCCCAATAGTGAATACCTCTATTACCCCATTCTTGAAGTAATATATTTAAAGAACGTCTAGCGGTTTTTAATTGAAAACCAGAATAGTCTAATACTCCAATTCTTTCATAAGCTTCTTCTACTATTTCATCAATAGAAAAAGTTTTATCAAAAGTAGTTGTACCCGAAGTTGTGTTAGCCATTTAGCCTCCTATTCGTAGACTTTAATCCATTCACAAACAACTGTAGCGGAATCTCCTGATGTGCAAGCTGGTAAAGTAAGATTAACATCCCCTGTGTA